GCGACATAAGCCCCTCCCACCCGCAAAGGTGGGAGGGGTCTTGTGCCGTTACCGCTTGACGTTGCGGTTCAGGTTGGTATGGATGTCCTTGGCCCGCTTGCGCGTTTCCACGTCCTCGATGCCGTTGGCACGTTCGGTGTGGATGCTGTACTGCATCGCCGCGTAGTCAAAGGCCATGTTGGCCACTTCCGACTGACCCTGATCGATGATCATGCCGCATTCGATCAGCTTGTTGATCGCATTGCCCTCATCCTGCAGGACACGGATCGCAGCGTACTCGGCGCGACTGATCGGGTCGCTCACATCACGGGCTTCACGCATGGCGCTGTAATGCGCTTCGACCTTACTCAGGGTCGACCGCACCTGCTCCTGCGCCTTGACCAGCACCGCCTCACTGAGGAAGGTGGACACGCCCAGCTGTGCATTGCTGTCCTGCAGGGCATTGACCACCGTTTCCAGACTCGGCGCATCGTAGGTGTGCGAGTTACGCAGGAACTCCAGATGAGCACGGGTCATGTTGGCCGCAGCCGTGAGCGTGACACCGACCGGGTTGAACTTGTCGATGTTCAGCTTGGCCACCAGCGCGTTCAGGCGCGGGAAGCTTTCCGGAGCAGCCAGTGCAGCAAAGGCACCCACGGCGGTGGAGTCACCCACGGCAGCCTTCTTGGCGATCTCCAGATACTGGCTCATGCGCATCTCGTAGATGCCGGCCACTTCCGGGACGTACAGCAGGATCGAGCGGACCACGCTGCTGACTTCACAGCCCGTCACGTAGTCGGCGTGCAGATCGTTGAAGCGCGACTGCCACTGCTTTTCCAGCGCTTCGATCTTGTCGTTGAAGGTCTTGATACGACCCACAGCCGACGGCTTGACCTGCATGGCGTCCATGTGCAGTTCGGACATCTCGGTATTGGCCTTGGCGGTCTCACGTGCGTTCTGGACCTTACGATCCATTTCCGCCTGATGCGAGCGTACCTTGCGAATCAGGCCGATCACCCAGTCGAATGCCTTCTTCAACAGCGCGATGATGGCCTTGGCCAGATCCTTGATCTTGCCGACGATGGCGCCGATCAGGCCTTCCTGCGCGATGTGCAGGTTAGTCTGGGACGGATCGGCAGTGAAGGAGTTCAGCGGAGCGGTGGTGGGGAGAGCCACACCGTCTTCGACCATGGCGCTGACATTGGCGCGGGAAACCGCGCCAGTGCCTTCCAGTTCACGCAGGTGGCCATCCAGACGCGACAACGCATCCTGATGACCATCCAGCGCGGCCTGTTCCTCGCCACCATCGAATTCCGTCTCCAGCACGGGTGCGGAATCGAAGTCGCTCATGATTACTCCCCTTCAACAGCAGTGATGCCGCCCTGCACGACCGAGGCGATCTGATCCAGGGCGCCGTTCTGGTTGGCCGTGGCGATGTACTCCTGCGCCTGCGGCGGGAGGTTGGGTGCGGTCTTGCACAGCGAGTCGACCAGGGCGCGCATGGCCTCGGTGTTCGGATCGTGGGCCAGGCGGTAGCGGAACAGCCAGATTTCCTTGACCAGGCTGGCAGCAGCGTCGATGTCGAAGACCACGGTCTCGTTCATCAGCGCCAGGGTGCGCTCGACGTCGGCCAGATGGAAGTTGTCGAAGTGGCTGTCGATGTCTTCGTAGACAGTCGGCGGGATCTGCAGCATGTAAGCGATGGCGCGAGCCAGGCTCACGGCAGTCACCGACGCGCGCTCTTCCAGCGGTACGCCCAGCGACTCGAACGACTTGGAAATGGTGGGAACATTGAGTTTCATGGGTAGGTACCTTGGGTTACGAGGACAGGTGCTTGAGCTGCTGCGCATGCGCGAACAGGTCGGTGTTGATCAGCTTCTCCAGCTGCTGCTGGATTTCCAGCTGACGCCGCTGGTGGCGACGGCCGCTGGTGAGCGAGGTCCAGACCACATCGAACAGGCTCGAACGATCCTTGTGGTCAGCGATCATCGCATCGATCACTTCCAGATCCTTGAGCATGGACTTGCGAACGTCCGACTCCAGGTTGGGGTCCTTCATCGACTGGATGATGTCACGCTTGATGCGCGTGGCGCGCTCGATCGGGCGATCGTAGATTTCACGATCCAGACCCGGGCAGAGCAACATCAGGCCCAGCAGCAGACCCACTGCCACCGGTGCACCGATGGACATGACGATCAGCATGGCGGTGTAGAACGCCTGCACCAGCAGGTGGGCGAACAGACCACGCTTGTAGCCGGGCATGCCGGTCATCAGCTTGTCCAGACCAGTCACCAGAGCCGAGCCGGCGCCTTGACGGGTAGCGAACTGATCGGCCATGAACTCACTGGAGCGCAGGTCGTACACTTCCGAATCGCTGGCCGAATGCAGCTGGGCAGTCAGGGCCGACTTGACCAGGATGGCTTCGAAGGCCTTCTTGGACACCTTGGGATCGGCCAGGGCCTTGGGATCTTCCACGGTGAATGCGCCGCGCTTGGACGCTTCGTAGATGATCTCCAGGCGATGCTCCATGGCGTCGCTCGGACCCAGAGCCTGCACGGCCGAGGCGATGGCCATGTTGCGCGAGACGGTCAGGATGATGGTTTCCAGGAAGGTGAAGGCGTGACCCACTTCGTGGAGGATCACTGCGGCCACTTCCTCGGCGTTCATTTTGCAGGTGACCCACAGGCCGGTACCGACGACCATGTCGATCGGGATCTGGGCGAACACGCCGGTGACCTTGGCGTTTTCCAGGTCGATGGTGCCCTTGCTGCCCATCTGCACGATCTTCTTCGGCGAGATGCGCACTTCCTTCAGGGCTTCCTCACCGTAGCCGCGCCAGTGTGCGATCAGCGGGCTGTTGATGTCGATGACCGGCGGGTAGACGTAGGCATTGACGAACCGCCCGGACTTGACGCGGATGTTCAGGCCGGTGTGGTGCTGGATGATCTTGCCCAGGTTCAGCTCAGTGAATTCCTTGGGATTGCCGTTGTTGTCGGCGATGGTTTCCGTCAGTGCGGAGACCAACTCCTTGTACAGCAGCGTCGACTTTTGATAACCGATCGCCTCGAAGGCGGCGGCGAAGTTCTGCTTCAGAGTGCTCATGGGATCACCTGCTCATAGGTGGTTGAAAATATATGTCTCATATCAATATTGTGGACTGGCACCTTGAAGACCGAAATGAACCAAACTGTAGACTCTAACCCGATCGTCGGTCGTGAGATGAAGCACGGCATTTACACGACAGCTAACGACGGGTCATATGACGACGCGATCGTCATCAAAGAGTACCTGACCCGTGCTGACGGGTCTCGGGTGCCGCACATGTTGGTGGTGGAGAACTTCAAACGCCCGTACTGGGTGACCCAAGAAGCCCACCGAAACCACAAGGACAAGAAGTTTGCCGAGAAGAGCGCCAAGCTGCGCCGGCAGACCTCCACTCAGATCAACCTCGTACGCAACATCGCCCGTTCCATGGGCCGAGCCCCGAAGAATGGCTCGCTGCGTATGGCTTGCCGTGACCCGTACGTCTATGGCTGTGACGTCACCACTCCGGTGTTGTTCAAGCACGAGTGGCAGCGCCGCTACCCCACGTACCAAACCGATAACTCGGTGTGCTCCCTCGATATTGAAACCACCACCGAGGAGAAGGACAAAGACAAGAAGATGATCATGGGCTCCCTCACGATGAAGGAGAACGTGCATCTGGTGGTCATGGAAAGCTACTTCGAAGGTCATCCTGATCCCACCAAGGAGATCATGCAGGCCTGCGAACGCTACCTGGGTGACTTTGAGTACATCGACAAAAAGACCGGCGAGACCAAGACGGCCAACCTGATTGCCCAGCGCAATTTGAAGATCGTCATCGAATACGCCAAGACCGAAGCGGACCTGTGTTACAACCTGATCCAGAAAGCCCACGAATGGAAGCCGGACTTCCTGAACGTGTGGAACATGAACTTCGACATCAAGAAGATCAATCAGGTTCTGACCGATGGCGGCTACGATTTGGCGCAGGTCTACTCCGATCCGGCGGTACCGCAGAAGTACCGGTTCTTCAACTACATCGAAGGCAACCCGAAGAAGATCACTGCCTCGGGTAAACAGATGGCGTTGAGCCCGGCCGAGTTATGGCATACCGCCGACTGCCCGGCCTCGTTCTACATCATCGACTCGATGTGTACTTACCTGAAGCTGCGTATCGCCAAGGGTAAGGAACCGAAGTATTCGCTGGACTTCATCCTCAACAAAGAGCTGGGGATGCGTAAGCTGAAGTTCAGTCAGGCCGACCACGTCAAGGGGAAGGACTGGCATGATTACATGCGCACGACCTTCAAGGCCGAATACTGCGTCTACAACATCTTCGACTGTATCGCGTTGGAGTTGCTGGATGAGCAGACCACCGACCTGAAGCGCATGATCTCCTCGATGTCCGGACCATCGGAATATCGAAACTTCGGCAGTCAGCCGCGCCGTACCTGTGACGACTTGCATTTTGAATGTCTGGAGAAGGGCTGGGTCATCGCCTCGACCTCGGACAAGATGCAAGACGACAACGATCAGCACACGGTCAGTCTGCGTCACTGGATTGTCACCCTGCCGTCTCACCTGGTCGCTGACACCGGCGTCAAGGCGATCAAGGAATGGCCGGATCTGGCAACGCTCATGCGGGCCCACGTGGCCGATCTGGACGTGGAGGGTACTTACCCCAACGAACAGGTCTCGATGAACATCGAGAAGGCAACCACGGCCAAGGAAGTGTGCAAGATCGTGGGTAAGCCCGAAGCGATCCAACGTGCTGTGGGCATCAACCTCTCCGGCGGTAACGTCAATGCGGTGGAGATCTGCGTGGCAATGTACAACGCCCCGTCGATGGAACGCATGCTCGCCGACTTCCGTGCTCACCTGGCTGGTGAAGACCCGGATGACGTCGTCAACTATCAGAGTGAGTATCTGCGTCAGCAGGCCGATGATTTCGTGGCCATGGCTGAACAGGACGCTTACGATGAGGAGGATGAAGACGAAGACGAGGATGAGGAAGAAGAGGCATAAGAAAAAAGAACGGCATAAGCCCCTCCACCCTTTGCGGGGTGGAGGGGTCTATGTCAGCTCTTGAGCAACTCCGGCGGCGCCTTGATGCACTGCACGCGGTCGAACTCTTCCAGCAACATCTTGAACTGGTTCAGCGGCAACTCCACCTCGTTGAGCAGGTCATTGAAGCGAACTTCAACGTCGTGCTTGGTGTCGGTGCCTTCGATCACCTGCGCCATGCGGTACAGGATCTTGAACAGCGTGTTGACCTGCAGGGACTGTGGGGTTTCACGCAACTCCACATACTGCTGCTCGTACACGTAGTCCAGCACAGCGCAGTACATCGTCACACCGTCGAGCCGGAGCAGAGCGGTGTAGTTGCGCGGGCTCAGCGCCATGACCAGATACGCTGTCACCAGTTCGCAGTAGAACTCGCGACGGTTGACCGGGACCAGGCACTGCAGCATCTCACCTTCGAAGATCGGATCGTAAGCGATCTGCTCGGTCACCGACTGGGGTTCGCTGATGCGATGGGCCAGGTAGCTGCGCAGTCGATCCGGACTCACCCGGAAGTCATGAAGCGCTTCGACGAAGGTGGGGTATTTGATCGAGTTGGTGAACTCGGCCTTTTCCAGGGGCATGCCGTTATCGGGATTCTGGTCCATGGGATTCTCTCAAGGGGAGGTGACCCTCCCCGTATCACTAGATGCGGTAGCGGGACTGGAAGTCCTGATAACTCAGAACCTTACCGTCCAACTTACCGGCCTTTTCCGCAGCGTACTTGCAGTGCGTGTCAACGTTGCGTGCGGAGATGAAGGTGAAGATCGGGGTTTCATCCGGCCAGTTCTTGATCTCGCGCAATCGACCCACCGCCTGCTCGTTGGCCTGCTTGGAGGACACATTGTGCGTGCACAACACTCGGGTGAGGTTGGGAACGTCAATGGCCGTACCGGCAGACTTGAGCGTGGTGATGACCATGTCCGACTCAGCGAGTACGGTCTTGGGATCTACGTCGATGTACCGACCGATCTTCAGGTCGGGATAATCGCTTTGGAAGCGATCACGGAAATCAGTACACATTTCCTTGGTTGCGCAGAACACCAGCGCCTTCTGGCCAACTTTCCGATCGTTGAAGTAGAGCGTGTTCATGATGCTCTTATTCATCTCATAGTAGTTGTCCAGCATTTGCGGTCGCTTCATGATCGACTGCTCATACAGCGGGTGGTTGTACTGTTTCATGAAGTTCTTGTAGCGAATGCCCTTCATGTTGTCGACCGAGTACCAGATGTTGTACACCTTGATGTACTTGTGGTGTGGCACCTTCGGAGACCGGGTGGGTTTGGGCCACTGGGTCTCGTACATCTGGTTCATGAACTGGTCGTCAGATTCCAGCGTTGCCGACAGGAAGATCGACAGCGGGACGTGACTGAAGAGGTCGATGCGGTAGATGCAGTGGTGCTCCATGTGCGCCTCGTCAGTGAGGTGCACACCGATCCCCAACATCTCCCACAGCTCTTCTGGCGTACAGCCGTAGACATCCATGTTGCCGTTGTAGACCTCGTAGGTCTGCATGAACATGCGCATGGTGCCGAGGGTGATGATGATGAACTTGGCCTTGACACTTCCCTCGCGCGCCCACTGAATGAGCTTACGGAGCTTGTCACTGCCATCCACGATCAGGACGTCGCCGTCCTCTCGCTCGTACATCTCATCGTATTCCTCTTCCCATTTAACCGCGTACATGCCCTTGACGGTCAGCAGTGTGCGTTGACCGATTTCCACCAAGGACTTGAACGTGACAAAGCCCTTACCCTTACCTGTCTGCAGCGTCACCACCTTGGAAGGTGCGTAACCCTCCACGGGAGGCGCAGTCAGGTATCCAATGATCATCGGCTGATGGTCACGGGGTTCCTTGGGCGATTTGAATTTGAAGGTAGCCTTCACTGGCTCGTACATCTCATGCCGCACCATCGCAATGGATTGACGCAAGATACCGTACGACTCCAGATGACGTAGCACATCTTCCAGCTGATTGATGTGCAGACGCATTTCAGTTTCGTCTTGGGTCATGGCCCGGTAGACGCACTTCTCGACACGAACGTTGACCTGACCTCGTCGCTCCGTACCCCACTGGGTGAGGCGGTAGCTATACTCCTGCAAGGCGATCTTAACCATCGGGCTAAAATCAGTAATCTTGATGAAGTGGGAGTACAGATCAAAACGGGCATTGGGACGGGACATGTCCGTCATCTTAATCTCCCATGGCTAAAACGAAAAGCGCAAGTGCTGGGGCCCCTTGCGGAGCCCCAGTACCATGCCATCCGTTTTAGCCCACCATCAGGGCGTCCAACGGATGATCCGGCCGGTGCTTGTTGAGCAGCGTGGTCGTGGAGGTGAGCACCTGACGATGCTTCTCGTAGGCCATCGCAGCCGAGAGGCTACGATTCTCGATGATGGTATCGAACGCACCCACCACGAACGCATTGCCCACACGCGGCAGGCGGTAGTCACGATGTTCCTCACTGCGGATCGTGAGCGACTTGAGCAGGATCTCCAGATGTGCCATGTTGACCGACAGCATCGAGGTGACCAGCTCGTAGAACGCCCGCAGTGCTTCTTCCATCGTGTTGTAATCACGCAACGTCGGACCGCTGCCGGAGTCGCTCGAAGAAGCCGAGGCGCGCATAAAGCGCTCGATACTCTTCATAGAATCCAGCATGTTGACATGTCGCAACGGCAGCTCGAACAACGGATGGTCGTTGTTCCAGTCCGTCAGGTCGATCACCACGTTACCGTTGGCATCCAGCGACCAGCTCTTTTCCTTGACGTAGGCCAATGCCTCGTGGGTCAGGCTGGGGTGACGGGAGCCCACATTCACCGTGATGTTGGAACGCTCGTTGTTACCGTTGTCATGGAGCGTGGTGAACAGCACCTCGGTGAGCGAGGTGATCTGACCGGTCTGCAGATCGGTGACCCGTTCCACATACGTCACGTCCGAGAGCTGTTCGGCTTCCTTACCGTTGAGCGTGAGCAGTACCTTTTTGCCCATCAGATCTCGAGAGACCTTCAGGATGTTGGTGTCCTCCTCGGTACGGAGGAACTTCTGCTCGTAGCTGGTCAGCTCCTTACCGGTGGCCGAAGAGTTACCATCCAGATGCTTGGTGGACAGCACGCGCTGCGCAGCCTGCTCACCCATCGCCGTAGCGGAGAAGTGGCCCGGATTGTCCCCCAGCGGCACGCTGAGGCTCAACTGACCCATACACGCAGCACAGACACCCTGCGGGTCCGGATGGACGCACAGAAGCGTGGAGCGCTTCATGATGGTCTTGCCGATCAGGTGCTTGTCCGAGGTACTGATGACGTGCAGCGTGCCATCTTCGCCCTCGTAGTAGTGACCGGCCAGCTTGGCCAGATCGCCGGAGTGCACGTGCCAACGGATGTAATGCTTGCTGCCACAGTCGCCGCGATGCAAACGCATCACCACGCCTGCCATCAGCTGCATCTTGCGGTTGAAATACTCCACTTCCTGCAGCGGCTCTTGGGTGAAGCTGAGCGCCTTGGCCGCCGAGCGCGACTCGGTGAGCGAGTCGTGGAACTGATCCAGACCAGAGGTGAAGTTGGACATGATCGGATGGCGGAAGATCCGCTCATCGATGTCCGCCACCGCACCACGGACCACACAGGTCTGCAACACCTGACCCATCGACACCAGGCCATTGCGGGCCACGATGGCTACGGCATTATCGTTCAGGCTGGAGTCATTGAGAATGACGTCCTTGGCCTTGGGATAGCAGTAGTTCTCCACCGAGAAGCTGGTGGGTTCGGTGTTGGCGACGATCTCCTTGATCTTGGGATGTTCAGAGACGCCGATGAAGTCCAGGATCGAAATGGAGGTGATGTACTCCTCCAAGTTGTACGTCAGCACGTTGTACAAACGGTTGATGGCCTGATAGATCTGCCGGCACATCAGTTCCAGATCCAACACGCCGCGATAGGCGTCGAAGGTATCCCAGAGCACCCGATTCATCAGCTCCAGGTGGGTATCCATTCCCAAGCGTGCGTTACCAATGTGATGACGTTGCAGCGCAGGACCATTGGGGTAGTGGATGTAGGAGTCCCACATGTACGAGGAGTAGATGCTCTTGCGGATGGTGGTGAGCAACACCCCATCGTCAAACATCACTTCCATCGGTGCCTGTGGAGGCTGACCTACATCCAGTGCCCAGCGCTGTTCGTCAGTCATGGCCGCAAGTTCACGGGCATGCAACCTCAGCATTACGACTTCTCCGGGTAGATGACAGGTTCGGCATCGTCTGCCGGGGTAACGTGGAACTCCACACCCATGCACTGCAGCGAGTGCTTGATGTAGATGAGACTGCGGTTATGGCCACGCGGGGCCACAGTACGATCGACCACCGCATCGATGTCGGTCGGCTTCTCCGCACGCAGGATGTTGCGCACCACGTTCTTGTGGGTCTGCGGGGAGCAGGACATTTCCAGAATCTCAGCGGTCATGTCCGAACCGATCGTTGCCACCAGCAGACGACCTTCCGATTCACCCACGCCGCGAACCGGCTGCGGACGACGCGGGGAGGAATACTTGTCTGCGTTGGTCAGTTTGGCAGTCAGGCCGAAGTGGTTGAGCTTGGCCGAGGCCACACCCGAGCAGTCCACACCCGTTTTCTCCAACAGCATCACGTAGATGCTGCCGATGAACATCGGCTTCTTGGTGGTACGCATCTTGCCCGACATGCCGCGGTAGGTCACCGGTGCATGCAGGACCGGGTACTTGGCCTGCAGTTGACGGATCATGTCCGGTGCGTACACCGGATTGTCCGTCGGATACCACAGGTAGATCCCGTCCCTGATGATGGCGTCGATGTGGAAGCGCGGGCCCAGGTCGTACTCGGTGCGCAGGATCACTGCAAAGCGCGGGCTGACGATCTCGTAGTAGCCCAGCACGTAATCCCACGCCGCCTTGTACTGCGCCTCGGTCTTGGGCGCCATGTTGCGGATGTAGTTGGTCACCGTGCGACTGGTGATGTTCAGGTACTGTTCGTACATGCGCGAGGTGTTCATGCGCTTGATCGTCGAGTCACCGTCCATCACTGCATCGGCCACGTTACCTTCCTGGTCCACCGGCATGTCCGCCTTGGGACGGATCTGACAGATCACGCCCTTATCGCCAGAGAAGCCGGTCAGCTTGGACCCGACTACCGGCTTGACCGGATACTCGAAGGTGACATCCACACGCCATTCGTCCAGCGGCTGCAGCTTGTAGATCAGCGTAGCGCGCGAACGATTCGGATCGGGGCGATAGATCAGGCCCTCCACCAACAGGCGATGGAACTCGGGAGTGATGCGCGGATCTTTACCCGTCAGCTTGCGCTGCTTGGTGTACTCCGCCATCAGCGCTTCGTAGAAGTTCAGGGTCAGCTCGTAGTAACGCTTGGCCTGGGCTTCCATGGCCACCGGAATGGTGGACTTACCCGGACGCGCACCGTAACGGACGTTGACGTCCACCACCTTGGCACCGGGTTCAGCATAGACGCGCTGATCGAAACTGTAGTTCACCTGTCGCAGTGCTTCAGGCGTCATGTCGATAGCCGCCATCAGCGGATCGTAGTGACGCATGGCAAAGAGCAGACCGTCATCGCGCACGACCGACCCGATGTCCGGGAACGGCTTGTACTCGGTCTCATCACCGTACAGGTTGAGCGGGAACATCTTGGCGCCGAAGCTGGCGGTGCGGGTTTCAAAGCCCGTGGCCGTCAGTCGTTCGACGTATTCATCAGAGACGATGACGCCGTCTTCAATGATGCCCGGCATCGAGGCGAACAGGACATTGGTTTCAATGCCGATACGATAGTTGCCCAGCTCATCCACGTTGGGCGAGTCGGCAATGATCGTACCTGCTTCGATGGCAATGCCCGGCTCGTGCAACATCCGGCGGATCGCACGGTCCTTGTAACGGAAGCCGAAGTGCTGGTGACGTGCACTGAAAGATGGGATTTGCAGCACGCCCAACTCACCAGTTTCCATGTCCATGTAAACCACCACATCCAAGGGGTTCTCACGGATTGCATTGCGGCCCACACTAGGGCGGTACTTCGGGATGACGCGCAGAATCTCTGCATTGACCGGCATCTTCACGCTGAACGTGAAGCGGCCGAACTCACGCTCGACGCCCGTCAGAATCCGGCGGGTCGTCGCCCCCTTGATCACCAGCGCCTGACTGACGTGGGACCCCATCATCTGCATACGGGAGTTGGCTACCTTCCCAGGGAAAGGTTGCAGTGCCGCCATTGCCAACACTTCGGGACGAAGTTGGTTGTTAGTGTTCATGTAATTCCCGGCTGTGCTATTCAAACAAAGTGAGCGGATGTAGGCTCACTAATTGATAGTATGTGTTTCAAACAAGTTTACTGCGAGGCTGCTCGTGACCATGACCTTGGCCAAACGAATTCCCGATGAGGGGGATTCGATCTATTACAGCGAATCGTGGCGGACGATGATCGAATGTCATCTGCCCATCCTGCTGGCGCGGCCGGACAACACGGTTCGCAACATCGCCCCTTACAACGCCTTGCGGTACGAAGGTGATCTGATGGGTCTGTTGGTAGAGGAGAAGTTTGCACCTCAGTACCACTGGATCATCATGCGAATGAACGGGTTCAATAGCCCGGAGGATTACCGACTGGAGAAAATGCAGCTGGTGATTCCGAACTTCAACATGGTGGAGATGCTGACCAACATCCACCGCACAACGATGCAAAAAATCAAGTAGTCAAGAACGAGGGCCCCGCTGGGGGCCCTCGCCTTTATGCCGCTTACACCGCGCTGGGGTAGCCGCCGCCGTAACCCATGCCCGGAGACGGGTAGGCCGGATAGCCACCCTGCACCGGAACCACACCGCCGCTGTAGGCCGCGTAGGGGTTCACCGGCTGACCCGGCTGCCCGTACGGGTTGTACGCCGGTGCCGCAACCACGTGGCCGCCGTAGGCGTTGGCTGCACCGACCGCATTGGGATCAACCACTGCAGTCTGGTAACCCGGCGCCGGATAGCCCGGGCCCGGAGCGGTACCGTAACCAGCGTTGTAGCCATAGCCAGCATGCATCGGCTGCACCGGCACGCCACGGTGATACCCTGCGTACTCACCCGGCGCGGCCGGAACCGGCTGGTGGTGCGCCACGTGACCGTGGTGTGCCACATGGCCATGATGGGTCGGAACCACGTGACCTGCCGGCGGGTAGCCGGACAGCGCACGCTGACGCGCTTCTTCTTCAGCACGACGACGGGCCATCACTTCAGTCACCGAACGCACACCGGTTTCAGCCACCGGTTCGGGGTTGTGCGCCTGCAGCGGACGTTCGTCCTTGTGCCCGTGGTGCTCCGGCGCTGCCACCGTCTTGGTCGGGGCATGATCGGCCAGCAGGCTGTCAGCAGCCGAACCCAGCTTCTTCGGGAACATGGCACTGGCACCGGCCGTCACGGCCTGCACTGCCGCGGCAGTTCCTTCGGCGCTGCCACGCACATCGGCGCCCATGTTGTCTTCCATCGAGGGCAGGTCGTCGCGGTAGATCGCCAGATCGCGCGCGTCTTCTTCCCAGTCGATGTCGATCAGCACTTCGTCCGGATGGGCCAGCTGCTTCAGGATGGCCTTGGCCGCCTGGTTGATGTCGCGAGCCACCTTCAGGTAGGACTGCAACAGCGCGTCCAGGTACGGCGCGGTCATGGACATCGAGCCGGAGTTGTAGCCTTCGTTTTCGTCGATCTTGGGCAGGATGAACTCCAGCAGCTTCTTGAAGCCGATGTAGTCCTTCTTGCGCAACGACACGCCGAACACCGAACGCTCATCGTTCTCGAACTCGTTCCACAACGGGAAGCTGACCACGCCGACGCGGCTCATGCGCTTGCCGTGGTATTCGCCACCGCGCTTGAGGTAGATCTTCAGCAGCTTGTCCGGGTTGGTCAGGCAGATGTCGATGATCTTGCCCATGTCTTCCACGGTCCGCGCGTCAGCGTCCGGCAGGCACGCCAGCATCAGGCTGGCTTCCGGCGAGAGCTTGCGGTTGGTGTCGTGGTCGGCGCACAGCTGGGTCATGTACTCCATCAGCTTGATGAGCGAACCGCACACGCGCAGGCGGATCAGACCCATCAGCTTCTGCAGCACCTTGGACTCGCCACGGTGAGTGCCTTCGCTGAGCGGATGGAACAGGATGACCGCCGGGTTCGGACGACCCATCTGCGCATCGATCGGCAGCGCCATGCGACGATCGTCGATGACCAGCGGACGACCGGGCTGATCCGATTCCTGCCAGCTCAGCAGGCCGGTTTCATCGGCGATGGCATTGACCGACTTCAGCACCGGTCGGTAGAGATTTTCGATAATCACGATTGGTTTCCTCGTTGTGGATCAGATTGCCGGACCGCTGTAACCGCCACCGCCGCCGATGGGGCCCATTGCGATTTGCGGCTCGGGTTGGTATGCCTCAACACTCAGATCCATCGACAGCGCGTTGGCGAGCGTGTCGAATTCCATGGCCAGGTTGTTGACGTTCTGCTGACTGTAGGCCACCACCGGTGCATTGATCGCATCGGCGAAGGTCGGGGTGTCAAACACCACCGGCGGACGTTCCTGATACTTCACGATCAGGTGCGAGTTGCCCATCAGGTTGATGGTGCCGCCCACTTCCACGTCCACCATGCCGTTGCGGGTCAGGTCACGATAGACGCTGGCCAGCGTACGCTGCTGCAGCGTGGTGAGGAAGTCCGTCAGGGGGATGCCGTGAACGAAGCCCATTGCACCAGTGATGTCCATCCGCGGCTGTCCGCCGATGACGCGGTTGGTCAACTGGAAGGTCACCGAGGTCAGCATCAGATCCGCCATGTTCGCCGCGATGGCATGCATGGCGATGGTAGCAATCTGCGGTTCCCAATGCTGACTGGCCCACGGGTTGCCCACATGTGCCTGATCGCCCAGCGAACGCGTCGGCAGCTGGTTGCGTTCCTGGACATCCATGCCGACGATCTTGGTGTTCTCGTGCAGGAACTTGGCGAACTGGCCCAGCTCGTTGTACGTGAACGAACTGCCTTCCGACAGCGAGGTTCCCATGCGAATCATCTCGCCCAGGAACGGATCGGACATCGGAGTGGCTTCACGCACTACACCGCTCATCTGGTTGGCCAGACCGGCCCAGTCCTGCACCGCATTGTCCTGCGAACGCAGGGACGTACGGTAGGTGGACAGGATCGTGGACATGTAGTCCGAGGCCGAACCATTGATACGGCGCGACAGACGCAGCGGCGAGGTGTGGAATGCCGAACGCATGTCGTTGACCGGACCCAAGGAGGTGTCCTCGTGCTGTGCACCGATCTGGGCGAAGATGTCCTCCGGCCGAACCGTGTGCATGGCATTGTCCATCTTGCGGAAGTCCGTCACCACCGAGCCCTGCAACACCTGGGCCGCTTCCTTGACCCGCAGCTGCGGAATCAACGTACCGCCGGCGCCCATCTTGTTGAACACGCGGGTGGTGATGGTGTTGTTGACGAACAGGCGCATCTTGCCGTCGACGGAACCGCTGAACTCGTTGATGCCGTCGTAATCGGTGTAACCGGTCAGGTACTGGATCTGACTATCGCCGCCCATGGTGTCATGGCGCAGACGCAACAGGAAGCGACAGCGTGCCTGACCCCAGCCCGCTGCAATGGCGACCACACCGATGGGAGCTGCCGAAGGTGCCAGCATCTGGCCAGCGATACCGGCCAGGTTGGATGCTTCGGTTTTCTTGCCCCAATGGGTCTGTTCCTGCAACTGGGGAATCAGATTCCCGTTGCTGGTATCCATGACGTAAGGACGGACATGGACGTCATCGTAGGTTCCGCTGCGGATGAGGAGAAGCTGTTCAACAATCATTGGAGAGATTCGCTATGGTTAGTTATTGATGGATGCGAATGAGCATGCGGGCCAACTGGCTATGGACATCGCCAGGCACCACCATCCTGCGTTGGTTCTCGATGCGGTTGGTGCGCACCATGAGTTCCTGCGGGCAGTGGAGTCGCCAGTCATGCGGAGCGATCAACTCTTGGAAGGTATCGATGGCCACTGCACCGGCATTGTTCATGCGCCACGAGCTGGCTTGTTTGCCCTGTCCGTTGCGCTGATGCGGGTACATCTCGGTGAAGCGTTCCACGATTTCCTTGGGGAACCGACCCTTGTTGTCATTGCTGCCGAAACCGTAACCGCCGGTGATCGGCAGCGGGGTTGCGGTGGTCAACGCCGCCAGGTCGAAGAACTGCCAGTGCCACAGCAAAGCCTGGGTAGCTGCCATCGCACGCATGATGGCCGGCTTGTCCAGAGAATCGCCGCTGTGGGCAGGCAGGGCATTCTTCAGCACCCACTGCACCAGCGTAACCTGATGTCGGCGGATGGCTTCATGCTCCAAGACAGACACGCACTTCAGGCACTGGTCGATCAGTTCCTTGGGAACCGTATCGTCAATACGTGCCACCATGCCATGCACGTCTTCGGTGTAGACCGACAATGCGACGATGTCGCCATCGGCCACGACCTGCTTGACCTTGTAACGTTCCGGTGCCGAGACGGATTGTTCATCCGACCCACCGCGACCGGGCGTCACATCGGACTTGTCCGTGACCTTACCACCGAACTGCTTACCGAACTTGCGGTCCAGCGAGCGCAGGGTGTTTCCGATGTACTGGAAGATGTTGGTCACGATGGAGGAGTTGTCATCGGTGATGGTGATCTCACCAATGGCCAGTCGACGCACCACGGCCAGCGAGGTCACCCAGTCCGGCGTGCTGGTCGAACCCAGGGTGGTCAGAATCGCCGCCGCATTGACGGTGTTCTCCTTGGAGTTGGCAATGGTGGCTGCCACGTAACGGCGCAGGCGCTCCATCGGTTCACTGACCACCAGCTTGGTGTAGTACAGCAGCATGAAGGCCACGTTCTCCTTCATGTTACTGCCGGTCACCGTTTCATTCATGGCGATGTACTCGCCCCAGATCGGCACCATCGGACGCAGAGCAATGGTCATGGCGACCAAGTCCAGATAGTCCTTGCGGACGTACGTGCGATCCACGTAGTCCTGCATGTCGTTGTCGGCGTAGGTCTCATGGACCGAGGCCGGAATACCGATCTTGGAATGGAACACGACCCAGTCGCGGATCGCTTTGAGGTCCAGGTAACTGTCCAGTTCCTGGGTCAACTTCTGCAGCGTCTTTTCCAAAGCGCTCAGCTCGTACTGATGCTGGAACACTTCGTGCGCACGTTCATACACGCTCATGATGGCATCGAGTTCCTGCTGCGGCCGGGTGGCCAAGTAGGAATTGATCTCGTTGAACATCTTGGTCGTGTCCACCGACTCGGAGCGATCCGAGGTTTTGGTGTACGTGCTGATGTTGAATTCCAGGGACACCGTATCCACCGAGCCATCCGCATTACGCTTTTGATGGGATACGGTAACTACACGTGGCGATGCCCCGTTTTCGGTCAAAATCTCAATCTTCATGGGGACTCCAATTACTCGTAAGCGCTGGGCTCACTAAGGGATAATAAGTGACTGAGTTATTTTTGGATCAACTCACGGCAGTCTGATGATTGCGGTGCATGTATTTGAGGTAAAGCACCAGATTGCCCACAGTCACCAATACCCATAGCGCCATCGCCATGACGCTCTTAGAGCCGGCGTTCGCCCCCATCAGCATTGGTATCCAAATCAGCATGGTAGTGATTACCACACACAGGTTCTCACCCCGCCTGAATCGATAACGATTCAGACGCAGGTATAGGTAGGTTAACGCATTGACAGCAGTTGCAAAGCCAAGGCATGCAAGAAAGAACACAGTTGGACTCTCCCCAGAGTTAAATAGGAAACCGGGCTCCATTACGGAGCCCGGCTTTTATGCCAGCCGAATTACATCGGCCATTCGTCGCCGCCGAGGCCGGCGTCGCTGTTACCACCACCGCCACCACCGCCCGACTGCTGCTGGCCGCCGCCACGGTTCTGGTTCTGGTAGCCACCGCCACCACCGCCACCACCGTAACCGCCACCACCGCCGCCGTTCTGCGGACGCGGAGCCGGCGGCTCGTACTCGTTGATCAGGACCTGGTGCATGATGCCACGCACGGTGCGCGCGTAGGCACGGGCGAAGCGCAGGCTGGCCGCTTCAGCCGACAGCGGCTGGCCGTCCGGACCGATCCAGTTCATGTACTGGCTGGGGCGCACCGGGATCTTGACGACCGGGCGCGACTGGTCCCAGGAGACCACGGCGATGTACACCGTACCGTCCTGTTCGCGGCCGACGAAGGCCGTGGCTGCCAGCTTCAGTTCCTTGGAACGACCACCCTGCTGGAAGGGGAAGTCGGAGATCTTGCCGGCCGTACGCTTGGTCGCTTCGATCTTGTCGGCGTTCTCGAGTTCTTCGAGGAACATCTCGAAGCTCATGGCATCGGGCCATTCGGCCTGGATCTGGCCGAACTGCTTGTCGCCGGGCACGTTGGTCTTGACCACGATGACCGGACGGTTCTTCTTGACGGTGCAGACGAGGGTCACGGGGCGCTCGCCGCCATTGGCGACCGGACCGACCAGACGCATGCGGAAATCGTCGAGGATGGTCAGTTTACGCGGGGGGCGCTGGCCACCCTGTTGGTTGTAGCTCATGTCAGGTCCTTGGTGCAGTACAACTAATGAATACGATGGGTCAAGAATTACAGCATCGCCATCAAGATCGCCTTGTCAGCCGGGTGTGCGATCCGGCGCATCGACAGGACAATCTTGTCGCGGGTGGTGACCGATGACCAATGATCGGCATCGGCAATGTCCAAAATCTGCTGCCTGATCTTGGTCGGCATCGAGGAGAAGTGATTCCCCTTGTCACCGAACAATTGCAGGGTCAGAGGACAGAACGGCAGGTTCTCCAAGGCGTTCCCGTTGGTGAGCTTGGTATGCCACTCCGAATAGGGCTTGATAGCCCCGGTGTGGGATTCGAGCAGTTCCAAGTTCTTGAACGAGTACCGGGAGAGCAAATCGACAGGATAGTGGGTCACGATGAAGCTTTCCGGATGCTGCCCATCGATCTCGTGCGTGCGGAACGTACGATAATCAACAGACACCGGATCTTTGGCCAACATACGCAACAGCTTATCTTCCATGCTGGCCATGAAGACCTGCTTGGGAGTGTGGGCGTGACGCAAGATGGCACGGGGGAACTTTCGCTGCAGGTGCAGGTAGTTGTTCAGGTAGAACACAGCACGCGTCAGACCCGTCGATCCGCGGACCACCGCAGCATCGATAATGGTCATCTCCTCAACCAAGGCCGGCCATAGCGCCTCCGCGGTCAGCGCCTCGCGCTGATCAGTAGGAATGGCTTCTATGAGGTTTCGGATAACGGTGCGTACATTGAACCAGACTTCTTTGACTTTAAGGATGGGCGCAGGGGAGACCGGACGATCCGGGTACTCGCCAAACGCCCCTTCAAGGGCCAGGGAGGTGCCGATCGAAACCGGCACCGCTCCCTTTTCCCGCCCATCAATCAGGGCGAGCAGCTTATCGTTCATCAGCAGTTCTCCGCCAGCAGTTCCTTGCAGCGCTGCAGCAAGATGGGGTCAGTGGTCTTGGCGCTGATGCGCGCCAGCAACAGTTCAGGCAAGTTCTGCTCAGTGAGCTGGACCTGCCGGAATTCTGAACGCTTGTCCACCAACATGGTCTTCTGTAGGTCCTTGGCGTCCACCGTCTTTTCAGACCAGTAGAGGTGCGGGTACATACTCTTGACCTCTTGCATGCTGGCCAGGATCGGATCGCTCCGACGGGCCTTGATACGCGCATGGCTGTTCTGCGGCAAATTAGCAGCATCTTTGAGATGTGCCAAGATCTCAGGCATCGACTTGTCGGTGCAGTCGTACGTCTTGTAGATCATGGCGCCGGTGTTTTCCACGAACGTGATCTTGTCACGCCCGTTGTTCCACGTCACATCCCAGAAGCCCTTAGGCCCTTCCTCGCCGTGCGAGATGCGGTCATAAGAACCATTACACAGGATATTGCCGTTGCGCGAACTCTGGTGGATGTGACCAGAGAACACATAGCGGCGAGTGATCTCCTGATACCGCTTGGAGACATGTTTGGGGATGTCAATGTCCGGGAGCTGATGATCGAACGTGGCATGGAACAAGGTGTAATCCACCTGCTGCAAGCCCGCATCGTCCAGCGCTCGTACCACATCCTTCCACACATCGTCCGGGTTCGGTTTCCACTCATCGGGAACGTAGAGCACGTCAATGCCCAGTTGGTCGATATGCTCGATGCTCAGGGTCTTCACCCATTTGAAGTCTGCACCGATACCGGCGTTGGCTTCTTCCATCCAGCGCGACTGACCCCACTCATGGAGCGGAGTACCTTCCACGGCACGTACGATGACGTTGTGCTTTTTGGCCGTACGCAAGATCCGCCTGAACCACGCAGTAATCATGAACAGCTGCGGGTCATAGGCAGTCAAGCCCCGGTCAAACAGATCGCCAACGAAGAACAACACATCCACATCGTCCCACCATGCACCGGGTGCGAAGTCCCGATCCAGGTTGGCAATGATGAACTCGGTTGGGGTTTTACGATGCCCGAGATGTGCATCGCTGACGCTGAGCGTCCGCAGCGATTTACGCACTGCGGACGCCAGTTCAGTTACGTCGATTTCAGAAGTCTTCATCAGCGCTCTGGGTGAACATGGGCGCATCATCACTGACTGCACCGGTGGAAGAGGAAGAGGTCTTGACCTCCGCCAGTCCAGCAAAGGGCGCAGGTTGATCAAGCTTCTGGGCCAACACATTCCAGTCCAGCATCGTCTGGAGGTGGCCAATGACAGGAATGTTCCGACCGCGCATGTTGTCAGCCATGTACATCTGCCCCATACGTCCGTTGTATTCGGAGTATTTGGCAGCCTGCTCGGAGATCTCCGACAGGGAGTCCCGATGACTTTCAGACACGCGTGCCGGAATCTGCATCACGATGGAGGGCGCACGATGGATCGATTCCCCCGACGCATCCACTACCTCAATGGGGCGCTGGAGCGCCCCGGCAATCCGCATCCAGTTTTCCCGGAACAGCGGAATGTTCCGCTCGGTGAGCGGGGTGAGGATCAGTGCAATGAAGGCGGCCGCGGGCAGCCGCGGCACGTCTTCTTTGGACAGTCGGAGGATGTCATCGAGCGCCATGTCCAGCGCAGGGCCGTTGAGCTTCTGCGACTCGGAGATTTTGGGCTCGTTGCTCATCGATCAACCCGGCTTGCGCAGGCCCATCTGCACCACGTAGTGCTGGCCGAAGCCGAACTGGGCGCTATTGGTCTTGTAGTAGGCCAGCAGCGCGGCGTGGTAGCTCGGGGTCAGCTTGGTCGGATGGGTATCGCCGTGGTCATCGACCGACCAGACGCTGACGTCGATCGAGCTGGGCGACAGGTCCGCGCCGATGGTCGGGGAGAACACCAGCAGGGTGTCGAACGGGTGCTGCGTCGGATTGGCGATGACGGTGAAGACCAGCGACGGATCGGCTTCGACCGGCACGTCCGGGGTCGGTGCCGGCACAGCGGCCGCCAGTGCTTCCTGGATACCGGCCGGGATTTCGACCGGCAGGTTGGCGTTGGCCTTTTCGCGGGTCATTTCGGCCATGACCTGCTCGACGGCGTACTTCAGGCGATCTTCGCTCATCAGCAGCTGGACGACCTTGGAGGCCACCACGGTGATGAAACCATCGCCCTGCACGTTCAGCAGCTGCTCGCGCACATCCACCAGCAGCGCTTCGATGCGGTTGGCCGGCGACTTGGGCGCAGCCGGGATTTCGCTGGTGGGCAGCGCTTCGCTGGCCGGGGTCTCGGGCGGTGCGGGCTGGGCAGTGGCGGTGGCGATGTTCACCGGGATGGTGGTCGTCGGTGCCGCTTCGGTACGGACGAGGTTGGCGATGTTCATGGCAGTCATGGTGCAGCGTTACCTGTGTTGTTGATGGACATGACAGTGAAGGTACGGTTACCCTTCACGTTGATGAGGCGCCCCAAGCTGTAGTTCACACCATCCTCAGTGAGCATGGCCAGAACCGTCAGGTTGACCTCGTTGGGGTCTTCCTTGTTGGGGTACGAAGGCGTCACCGTGATTTGCACGGCGTCGAAGATGATCGTGTACAGATTCTGCAGGTCTTCGCGAACCTGCGAACACAGCAAGTCGACGTCTTCCTCAAACTGCTCGATGCGCTTGGGCAGAGAAAGGATCGAGTTGCGGAACATGTTGGTCTGGGAGTGGTTGGTCGTCAGATAGTAAGCCATCTGCCGATCAGCCTTACTCTGGGGGTCTTGCAGCAGACCCTTGGTCGACAAGGTGAGTACGGGCTGTCCCATGGTCGTAGTCCGAGGCTAATACAAAAAATAAAGCCGGCTAGTAAAATCCCACCACTGCCTGAACAGTGGTGGGACTTACCGTTACCCCATGCGTGCGTTGAATTTGCTGGTGTAGTCCTCGCCATTTTCGCACGAAGCGAAGTAGCGTTGATGTTGCCAGCTATTGAGGATGTCATTCTGATCCACGATGGTCAGATCCTCATCACCTTCGATCAGTTCGTCGGTGAACGTGTCCGCATACCACTCGCGGGCATTGGGACTGTCGTCCTCGTTCATGACGATCACACCGTCCATGACACGACGGTAATGGTAGTGCTGCTCACCCACCAGACCAGGCTCGATGTCGACGTACTCTTCCGAATAACCGTCGATACGCTGAGCGTGGTACAGTGCGCGGGTGGTCGGCTCTGCCATGATGTACGGGATCATGCTCAGCGGCGCGTTCTGGAACTGCCCGATCTCACTCAAGAGCTGGATCGAGTCGCTCTGCCACATGGTGTCCACATGGCGCAGTGCTGCACGTGCGATACGCAAGGCATCACTACTGTAGAACTGGTCATACACCTGCTGAGCGTGCTGCATGAAGATGTCTTGCGCGCCTTGGAGACGCTGGGTCAGATTCGACATCTGTCCCTGGAGGAATTCGATCGTCCCCGGATGGGGCATCCCGTAAGCGAGGGCGTTGAAACCCTGCTCACCTCCACTGATTACCTGGGCCATATTAACTCCTGCCCGATACTACCGGGCTGCTCACGTGAATGGAAACTCTGTTAGACCTCAATGCGTTGGCGGTGGTTTACCCTACCGTGGATATTGTAGGTCTGTAAGATGTTTCGTTACGCGTGAGCGGAGTTGCGGTTGTTCTGGCGACGGTCGCCGCGCTCACGCTGGCCACGGCCCTGCAGCTTGTCACGCAGACCATCGAAGGGCTGGTGGCGTTCGCTGTGGCCGGTATCGGTGCTGTAGTTGCGCTGACCGCCGTTGCCGCCCGGACGCGGGGTGTGGTTGCCCGGCTTGCGGTCGGTCCGGGGGGTGAACTTGCGACGGTTGATGGTCGCAGCTTCCACCGGGCCCAGCAGTTCCAGCAGATCGCCGGCGCCGCGGATGGTTTCCAGCTCGGCCAGGACTTCTTCCTTGCGGTCACGCACGCCACGCACGTAGATGCGGGTGGTGCGGGTGTCGCCGATGTTGATCACCAGCTGGATCTGGTCGCGGATGTACTCGCCGGTACCGCGGGCCTTGCGCACGCTCTGGAACACGCCCCACAGGCCTTCCAGGTTGTTCAGGCCCTTCTGCTTGACCTCGTCGGTCAGGTTGAAGTAGGCCAGCAGCTTGCGCACCTGCGCGCCGGAGATGGCGTTGCAGCTGTTGAGCGCCTTCTCATGGCGGGCCGGATCGGGGATGTCGATGGTTTCCATCAGGACCAGGCGGAACTTACCGTTCAGATCGAGTTCGTCGACGATGCTCATTGTAGCGAAACCTTGAAAAAGAGAATGGGATCAGGGTGATGGACTGTGCGATATAAGCGAGGCCCGTCCGTGGCCTCGCTGTACTACTCGCCTTCGTGCAACCACGCGATGGTGGTCGAGATCACTGGGGCGGGGATGATGACGTTCTTGGACAGCGTGCGTGGGGTACGCGTATCCAGGATGGCCACATGGGGAGCCAGACGTGAGAGTGCGGCGTACATGTGACGATCCAGCACTACGATGCCGTTGAGGGCATCGCCATCGAAGTCGGCGTTGGGCGCCTTCAGGCACAGGACGGAGATCGACACGGAGTTGATGTGCGGATCGGTCTTGACCTTGGTGATGCGGAACAGCTGCATCGAACCACGCTGCAACGTCGGGTTACGCGAGAACAGCGTCGGAATACCGCCGTACGGCGAATCAGCGATCAGTTCCTGGAAGATCGTGTCAATGAGTTCGGAATACTTCTGCATGTGCTCATGCAGGTACTCGTTGACCTCATTGGGCGTGAAGTTGGCCAAGGCTGTCAGACGGTTCGTCAGATGGACCTTGAACACCATGATCGCCACCGACCAGGGGATATGCAATTCGTCGTAGTCATGGTTCTCCGACAGCGAGTTGATCACTGCGCGGAAGGAGAAGTGCAGACGTGCGCCGAAACCCTGCGAGCGGTACCAGCCTTCCTTGGTGCCCAGCGACTTACGCGCGAACGCGTCGTGATACTGGGCGAGCATTGCATTGGCCTGCATGGTGCGGGCCTGAACTACCTTGGGCGACAGCGGTCGGGTGGAGTTGACCACTGCCGAAATCGTACGCAACGCATCCACTGCCAGCAGCATGGTGGTGTCAGCATAGCTGTTCACCGCCGTCTTCTCCGTGATGAAGCCCAGCTTGGACGGCATCGGGAGATACTTGCAGAAAATGCACTCGCGATACATCGCAACCATCGCCAAGATGTCTTCTTTCTTGTTCTTGATGATGTTCTGGTCGGCCAGCATCTGGATGATGCTGTCGAAGTTGCGATAGAAGCTGTTGATGCCTCGCTCGACATTCATCGCCTGCAGCTTGCGCACGTTCTTGTGCACGTTACCGGAGATGACCATGGTCGGGTTGACCAGGTATTCGAGCAGGTTGATGCTGTTGTAGGTCAATGCCTTGGACAGCTGAATCCAAGCCATCGGGTTGATGAAGGTAGCCACGCCCTTGGGCGGAGCCATCCACAAAACCGACTCAAGCGGCCTTTCGGTCACCGCCATGACCGTGGTACCACACGCCGAGCACTTGATGCCGACGTTGAACTCGCCTCGAAGATCACCACACTCACAGGACGGGACGATGTTCAGCACATCACCGTCGTAGTGGGTATAGATCAATCGATTGAGCGACTCCCGGTCCTCAATGGTTGAGATGTTGTAGTTGTTGACCAAGAGCGGGGGTGTTGACGAAGTCGCGTAGACCTCGTTAAGGTTAGTCATCTTCAGTGAAAAACCCATGAGTGGCATTACTCCCGCAGACAGATTGTAGAGGCACTATAGTACATCGGATTTCGTTGTCCTCTAGTTATTTACACTCACTGGACGGCAAAAAAAGAATGGGGGCCCCGAAGGGCCCCCATTCACCGCTGCTACTACACAGCTGTTACCGCTTAGCGACCCAGGCCACCGAAGCCCACGCCCGAGACGGCGCCGCGGAACTGCTGCGCCGGGCCCATGCCCGAAGCGAACAGGCCGCCACCGCCGATGGCGTTGAAGTCCAGCGCCTGGTTGACCGTGGTGTAGTTGCCACGCACGGTCTGGCCGGTCAGGTCGATCAGGGTGTCGTTGGACTGCAGCAGCAGGCCAGCGGCTTCCAGCGACTTGACGATGGCGCCCAGCAGGGCCGAGGTCAGCACCAGGCGACGGGCGTGGCCACGCAGCACGTAACCGGCCAGCAGTTCACGCTGGATACGGTCGCGACGCTCCAGGCGCACTTCCATCGGCACGTTGACGTCCCAGAAGGTCGCCGACCACTCGTGCAGGATCTTCATGTCGCCTTCGCCGACGATGTTCAGCATGGCCAGGTAGTCCAGCTGACGGATGTCGGCCTTCACGCCGGTGCTCGGGGTCCAGTAACCCAGCGGCACGCGGTTGTTCTCGTCGATGGCCATCGGCTGGGTGCCGTCCCAGAACGCGCTGAACTTGCCGTCGGTCAGGTTGTTGAAGGCGGTGACGATGCGCTTCTTGGCTTCCGGATCGTTGTGCGCGGCCAGGTACAGGTCACGGGTCAGCCAGGTGTTGTCGCCGGCTTCGTCGATGTCGATGGAGTACATCAGGTTCGGCGAGATGGCGGCAGCCAGCATCTGGTAGTACGCGTTGGTTTCCTGCTGGCTCGGGTACGGCAGGCGGGTCGGCTTCTCGGCGCCGGTCAGGTTGACCTCGAAACCGATGGCCGTGGCATCACGCAGGTTCGGCTCGCCCTTCTTGGCGGTCGCCGGCCAGCGCGGAGCGAAGGCCTGCAGCCAGTAGTTGCGACGGGACATGACGATCGCCTGGCCCAGGCCGAGGCCCAGCAGTTCCGGGGTCGACGCATCGGTCAGCGACTCGATGTTGGTGATGACCGCACGCGGCACGTAGCGCCACGACGGAGCCTGCTGGAAGCCGAACTGGCCCGGGATCTGCGCACCGTACGGATTGGCAGCCTGCTGGACCGGGCTGTAATCCAGATCGATGTACAGGTCGGTGGCGACCAGGTCCTTGTTGCGGTTGTCGTTCGGGTTCCACTGGGTGGTGTTGCTGTTCTGCTCGCCGGCCTTGCGGGTGACGATGCGGAAGTCCGAACGGATCGGCATGCCCTGGATGTCGAACAGCGGCGCCGGGTTGTTGTCCACGCCGGTGACCGGCTGACCACCCGAGACCAGCAGCTTGACGTCCAGCGGCTGTTCCTTGATCACGCCCTGCTGCACCATGGTGGTGGAGGTGGCGTCGACGGCCTGGCGGAACAGCAGCGCGATGCGCAGTTCGTCGGTCGGCTGCACTTCAGCGAAGATCGGCTGGGCGCCGGCGTTGAAGATCTTGGCCGACTGGCCGAAGCTGTTCTGCAGGAACTGCTCGACGCGCTCCCACAGGGTGTTGTCGATGGCATCGCCCGGCGCGGTCGGCAGGGAGAAGGTGGTGCCAGCGTGGGAGACCTGGCGCGGCGGCAGCTTGCCGGCGCTGGCTTCGATCTGGTAGGTGTAGGCCGCCACGACGGGCACGCCGCCCTGCGAGTAGGCCTTGACCAGCACGATCGAGGAGAAGTGGGTGCCGACGCCGTCGACCAGGAAGATCTGGTAGTTGGTCTTGGCCGCGTCGGGCAGCTTTTCCAGCAGCTTCTTGAAGGCATCCTGGTACAGGGTAGCCGCGCCGCTCAGGCCGCTGCGGGAGATGTCGCGCTTGAAGATGGTGTTGATGTCCATTGCGTTGCTCTTGGTGTTGTTCTGGATGGGGCGGCTGGCGGTGTCGACATTCGACTGCGCCGGGGCTTCGGTACGGGTGGATGCGGCAGCTTGCGGGCTGGCCATCCCGGCTTCCTTGAACGCCTGACCCATGGTGGTCTGCGGAGCGTCCTTCGGAGTGCCGTTCTGGTCTTTGTCTTTCTGGATCATGGTGCGGTTACCTCATGCTTATTGTAGTAGCGGCAGGATTATGTTCACAATGGACACCGACGGGATTTATTCCGTGAGTGTACAAAGGGATGATAAGTGGTTGAAATATCTTTCATTCCACCTGTCCTGAGCGTGAGAGATACAGAAGCTCCAGTCAGGGCACTCACGTTTCCGTGAGCGGGACTGTGTCCTATACCATGTATACGCGAGTTATTTTTTACACTTGTCAATCTCACTCGCGATTATATGACGATTCCTTCAGAGGTGGACATGTATCAGCTCTTCCATGAACGGTCGGTTAGCTCCGCTGGGGGCTACCGCCCGCCAGAGTTCAACCGACTGCGAGACGGGCTGCGACAGTCCATCGACAAAATCATCGCCTACCGGCAGAGCAATACACGCGCCCTGCTGGACTCACACTTGTTGATTGGACTGCTACAGAGTCTCAACATTTCATTGCACCTTCCGGTGGAAATTTACGTCGACAAAGTCGGCGATGCCATGCACGGTGTAGTCACCGCACTGAAGATGACATCGCCCCTGTCGGTGGGCAAGGTTCACACCGAAGGCGTGTTCTACCGTCGACGTGGGGAACGCATCGGCGTGGGTGAAGTCATCATCGCCAATGAAGACACGTTCGACATTCAGGACTTCAAGCAGAACTGGCGATCCTACGATCCCATCAGGGTATTACACCATCCCTGTACGGATCTGGCCCTGAACGTGCCTGACGGGCGCGTGACGCAGTCCCTGACCGGGTACAGCGTCATCTCCATCAATGTCCCGATGTTGGCCGCACAGTACCGCGCATGGCGCCACGAGCGAGCCATCATTGAACGTCAGGAGTCGCCCCGGACGATGGGTCAGTTCCTGATGGAGGTGCCGTTGCCCAACATGCTTTATACGCATGTTGAGGTGGCCCTGTTCAATCGCATGATGGCGATCTATTACGGAAAGCCGTTGCCGAATATCCGCAACAGCCATCCGTTTGCCCTGCCGGACTGGACGGGTGCCATCGATCAGGTGCTGACCAACTTCATCGCCAACATGCTGCCCAAGAAGCCGGACTTTGATACCCTGCTGTCCAGCTTCCCTACCGTGTGGCATCGGGACTACCACGAGGTCGTGCGACTGCCTGATCTGAGCTACGTCCATCAGATGCAGTGGCCGGTCCTGCTGGCCCGTATGGAGATGGTGGCCTGGCTGGTGCAACAGAACCAAGCCCAGCAGAACGAGCGCAATCGCCAGTACCTGACTCAACTGCGTACGTACCTGGTGACCCTGGATGGCGGTAAGTACCTGGCCAACCCGCTCAACCCGGCGCAGTACGCACACGCCATCACGTTCCTGCGCGAGCAGATCGTGCCATACCTGTAAAAGGCGCCCCCGCTCTCCGTGCTGGAGAGCGGGGGTTATATGCCGTCTTGCTTTTAGTCCAGGTTCAACTCGCCGAATTCCCATTCCGGATCGAGCAACCATTCATCGTCAGAGACCAGCTTGGTGTTGTAGTCATTGGCACGATAGTAACCCAGGCATTCGAGGATGATGTAGAACCCTTCCATGACCTGTGCAATCGTACCGCGAATATTCACCGCACCCAACATCTCTTCGGGGATACCGATACTGCCGACGATGGTCTCTGGCAACATCAACTGCTTCATGCCAGACTTCTTGCCCTTCAACTTCAGGTACTCCTCCATGCGCTTGGCGATGGAGCGGTCCTTGATCGAATCCAGCCACGTCTTCATCTTGGCCGGGGAGTCGGTTTCCATCGGGATCTTGATGGCCCGGTACGGCGGTGCACCTGCAGAGCCGTACTTGGGAGCAAACACCGATTCCCACAGCAAGTAGTGATCGTAGTTGGTGGACTTAGCCGTTTCCGAATAGGACTCACGCAACTTGATGTTCATCGACTTGAGGTAGTCGAACTTACCGCTAAATACCGAATCGCGGATTTCGATTTCCTTCTTGGCGATGTAACGCAACACCTGCTTGATCGAGATCGCCTCACCTGCCATCACCGAGTCCATCAGGTGGCGCATCAGCTTGTGCGAGGCCTTGGTCAGGCGCGGCGGGACATTGGAGTTACGCAAGCCCACGCCCTTGATCTCCATCTTCATTTCCTTGAAGACGTTACCTTCCTGCGCAGAGATGTAGGCGAAGTAGTGCTTGGCACGCGCTGTCAGGACGAACACCGGGAAGTAGTATTCGTTCTTCATCGACAGGCGGTTCAGGTCCTTCTGCGCCACACCCATGTTGGCCGAGAACGTGGCCAGGATGTGTCGGATCAGCTGACCGGCCAGATACACCGCCGTGTTGGCCACGGCAATGGAGGTGTCGGTGAAGTCCAGCTTGCCTACGTACCACTCGGTCCAATACTGCACCGTGAAGATCGTGGAGTCGGTATCGGAGGTGATCGCCGTACGTCGGATGATGGACGGCATGTAGTACACAGAAGCCGGCAGATTGGGCGTGGTCCAGAAACTCTGGATCAAATCCTCATAGCCGTCCAGTGCGTACATCACCTGCTGCGTCATCGCGCCGATGATGGCATAGTCGTTGGCTTCAGTACCGTCGGAAACCGGGAAGTTCCCACGATACTTCTTGACCTTGGCCTCTTCCAGACCGTGGCGTTCCCAGTACAGGATCTTCCACAGCTCGCGACATTCCTTCTTCAGCTTCTCAACAGCCTCTTCCTTACGCTTACCGCGCAGCATGCTGATGAAGCCGGACATCTTCTCGGCAACGTTGAGATCGTAGTACCGATCAGCATCGTCGAGCACCTGCTCAGGGACACCGAAGGGATAGACCAGTGCACGCACCAACGCCTCTTGCATGTTGCCACCGCGCAACTGGCGGGCGCACAGCATCGAGACGAATGCACGCAGGTTGTCATCCTGCTCGTTGACATAGAAGTCCGCATCCGGCACCAGCAGGTTTTCCGTGGAACGGATGGACATGCGAGTGAAGAAGGCACGAACGAACTCGGGATTGACCTGCGCCAGGTGGTACAGATCGGAGGTGAAGACAAATGCCGAGCGCTGCAGGTCACTGAGGTTACTCACCAGTTCCTGGATGGCTTCCATCGCCTTGGGGCTGCGCCAGTAGAACTCGGTGGAGCGGGTGATGCAGGCCATGGTCTGTTCGACCGTCGGTGCCTTCAGGCCATGACGCTGCATGGTCCGGGCAATGGCCTCGTAATCGCTGTGGTTGATGATCGAGATGATGTTGGCCTTGGTGATCTCCGGCGACCAATAGTGCCGGTTACCCATCAGGAACTTCTCGTTGTTCGCATTACCGTAGGAGGTGGCCGTACGGCAAGTCGAAGTCAGCGTGGAGTGCGCCGACTTATTCCACAGCACCGTGTACGGCGAGCACTGCGCACCGGACAGGGAGTTGTTCTTGATCTTCAGCGTGGTCTGGGCCGCTTCAAAGATCGCTGCCAGCACTGCTTCGCCCTTCATCTCAGCGACGAACTTGGCGTGCTTGGCTTCCTTGCGCTTCTTCAAGTTGCCTTGAATGTACTCTGCCAGAATCGAGACCCGTTCATCCGGATGGGTATAGGCAGTCAGCGACGGGGACAGGATTTCGCGCTTTTCACGAATGTCAGCCAAGAGCCGATCAAACGGAATGGCTTTGCGTTCACGATCGCCGAATTTGTTGCGCACCAAGACATGCGCTACGGGGATAACCAACTCACGACGACCGCCCGGCCCGATGGTCTTACGGACGAAGTCACGACAGACCTCCAGCGGCTGGCCGGTCATCAGGTGCATGTGGCTGGCCTGGTCTTCCACGTACGTGCCGAGCAGGTCGTAATCACGTTTGTAGTGGTCCAGCTCTTTGACGAAATGCTTCATTTCAGCCCACGGGTAGTATTGCTCATTGGATAGGTCCAGCTAGTCGAAAAATAAAAGGCGGCATAAAAGAGGCGCCGGGGTAACCCGGCGCCAATATGCAGATACAGCAACAGAAAGACAATGGGAGTAACCGCAAGCCACGGTAGTGTCCAGCTACCGTCCGATCGCCCGCAAGCGATCTATACGATAGTATCCGGTTACTGAATGTCTTGGATTGCTGCTGCTGTGAAGCCGTTGGACGACAGTGCCTTGAGCAGCTTGCCATCATCTTCCGGGGAGACGTTCTCCACGGTGATGAGCACCTTGCGGGTGGTGGCAATCTTCAGGCTCTCCTTGCGAATCCACGGCAGGCCCACGGCAGTGGTCATGCCACTGGCCAGCTTGAGCTTGACGTAGAGGTAGCTGTCGAACTTGTCCGGGACCGTGTTCGGCGGCAGGGTCGCATAGACGTTGGCGTGCTGGGCGACCGGGTCGATCCAGAACTTGGCCGTGTCGGCGTCGACGATGGCCAGGACTTTGGCGTTGTTGAATTCGTTGCCGAGCATCTGGGCCGGGTAGACCTCAAAGCTGACTACGGCGCCAAACGGGAGATCGGTAGGTGCTACGATGCTCATGGCAATTCCTGATGATGAAAGGCTTCATATCAGTAGGCTTAGCGCAACGCGATCACCATGATGTCCCCGGACCATTTGAAGAAGTAGTAGCGGAATCGGCCTTGCAGATCCCAGCCGGCCGGGAAGGTTCGGCGCAACGCCAAGAAATCAGCATCGTACTGCTCCACCAGTAACCGCAGTGCTCGATCGACGTAGATGTGATCGTGAGGTGCGAAGAAGCGATACAGCTCCTGATGAAGTCCAGCCACCCGATTGGGGTGGGGCTGGAAGCTACCGGCCAGATGGTTCACTACGGCCTGTCCAACCATACCGAGGTCATAAAAACCCGAATTTGCCGGGACCATCTCAGTTAGGTAGGTCTCAATAGCAGCACCTGATCCCAACTGGATTTTACCCGGCAGCGTATCGCTGGTCATGCTTGGCTCCCATGTCAAAGGTTTCCACAAACAACATCACATCCAATCCCCGCATCTCCGCATACCCCACATTGGAGACATAGGAGGAACCCACCACCGAATTAACGATGGGCGGGCACAGGGCTACCAGTTGATTGGCCAAGCCAGGAACGATCGTGAACAACGTAGAGATCCATGCTTGAACCTGTTCGTCGGTATAGGTGTCGTTCAAAAACTTGCGCATGTCCGGAGTGAGCAGGAATTCGATGAAGACGTACATGACATCCGGAATGTAGAAGTTCGCCCGACATTGATCGCCTGCGTTGTTACCGTTGAAGATCAGTTGGACCAGTGTGGTAATCACCGGTCCCAGCCCCAGCGCGGGCGGCATCTGCGACCACATCGGAAGATGGGGTTCGATGACATCCCGCGTGGGGATAATGACGTTTTGCATAGGACAGTTCCTACGTATTGGGGATCTCGACGATGAGGTCGTATCCCTGCCAGCCGGAAAAGCTCATCATCTCCTGCTGCGCATCGGTGATCGAGAACATCTCGAACAGCTGCGTCAGGTGGAGGTATGAGCGGAAGACAATGTTCTCCACGACGATACTGATGTCGTGTTGGTCGCGCTGCTCCAATGCCATGAAGTCACGCGAGTTGTAGACGTTGTCAGACACCAGCGTCGTCACTGCCTGATAGGGCAGTGCGTACAGCTTGGCCGATTGCAACGCCAAGATCCGCGAGGCTTCCGGACCACTGCTCTGGGCAATGTACAACACCACCTGTTCGATAAGGTGTCGGGGAGTGATGTTGATCTTCGCCAGCAGGTGCTCAACAGTGGCGTACTCCTCAAACGCATCCCGCGTGGGCAGGATGAGTCGGATGTAGCGACTGTGGGGAGGGAAACGGTGCATGGAGGTTCCTAGTCGTCCCGTCCACGCATATCCAGCAGGATACCGTTGGGTACGGATTTGATGTAACGGATGTCAATCTCATCGGCAGAACCAAACGTTCCCTGCAAGCCCGGTTCGAGCATGCGGTACATCGCTCGTCCCAGCTGATGGGTGATGTCAGTCAAACGGCGGGATGCTTCGTACCACTCGTGGAAGAGTTCAGCATCGACACTCACCAACACCACGTCATCCATGGTGGGCAAGCGATCGCTACTCATGAACTCCCACGAGGTGATCGCGGTGCGCATCAATTCATCGAAGGAGATGCCGTATTTCTCCAGCGTGTTTTTCTCGAGATTGGCCAACTCCTCGTGAGGAATCGGCATGGGGACCATGAGCAGCATGTTCGTATCTTCAAATGAGAGGGGACTCTACGCTGACTAGAATGCTGTCATCGCTGATAGCTTTTTCGTAGCGCAATGTTGACGACGACCCGGTCAGCGAAAAGATGAACGGGAGTACATACTGATCAATGAGTTGGATGTGATCCAAGCACGAGTGCATCAGCTGCTGAACCTCATGGCGCAGCAGGTTGGTTTGGGTTGACATGATGTCACGCTGGAGGTACCCGCAGATTTCCTGATAGGTGCCGCCCAAGGTCGCGTTGATGTCAGCGGTCAACTCAGGATCATCAATGACGTGGGGAGATCGGATGACCTCACGATAAACGTCATTGAGCGGATCATTGAGGGCTGTCCACAGATACCGATTGGCTCCGTAAAGGATGCCATAGCGGATCAGCCCTCGCGGCTCTATCCCCAAACGACGCAGCGCCCGGGCATGGTGGTGATACGCCGCAGGCAACTCTCGTAAGGGGATAATGACGTAGTGTCTCATGAATCAGACAAGTTCTCGATGGCGACGGGGAATGTAGCTGTCACTCTGATCTGCCAGGGTCGATAGATTTTCACGTTCGGCGACCATGACAGACAGGATCGGTCCACTGATCGTACCCACCAGACGTTCCTCGTCCAATGGTGGTCCTTCCGTCCACGGCAGGGTAATGCGCAAGGCGGTCATCAGATCGCCCTGTACACGTGCTGCCGCAGCGGGGTCCATTCCAGGTATCCGCATCAGGTAATCTTCAGGTGTGCGGTTCACCGGCTTGGTGAACTCTACCCCGAATTGCTCTACGGCCGCTTGCAGTACGTAGACTGCATGTACGCCGAATTCGTGGGAATAGGGATGGTGCTCCAATACGTTCCAGATCAGGACCATCAATTCACTGACTCGCCAGCGATAGTCCGACATGGTTACTTGCCCAGCGTACGGATACCACCGGTCTTACCGGCGCGACGAATCTCAGCCAGCGAACCGCGATTGGCTTCACCGTAGAGATGATCCGGTGCCAGCGAATGGACATCCATGTTTTCCTTGGCGCGGGTCTTCCACTTACCGGACTTGATGTTCTCTTCCCACTCGCGAATGCGGAAGTCACCCATGTTGCTCAGCTTCAGATCGATCCGATCCAGCTTCTGGATCATGATGGGGATCTGACGGATCTGGACCTGACCGGACACGGGCGAGTTGATCTGAACCGGACGCAGCTGCGGGGTGGAACTGCCGTCGATGGCTACCGTGGCAATGCGGTCGGGAATCCAGACCTCTTCTTCGGTGGTCGACTTTTCCACCTGATAGGTATCGCGACGTTCCAGGGTGAACATGTCCCAGGTGTTCTCAGCAATACCCATCTGCTGACCGATCATGTTTTCCATCATCAGCCACAGTGGATCGAGCACGTCGGTGTAGATGGCATCGTAGTAGTCGATGATGCGTTCATCCTCGGCGGTGAGTTCGGCGTCCACTGCCTTGGCGCCCTTGCGGTGCACCGGACGATACTGACTTTCCGACATCCATCCGGAGATGTGCCGTCCCATCACGTCTTCCATGACTTCCCACCAGTTGCGCCAGTCGCTGTTGATCCAGAGCATGCGCTCTTCCAGGTTCAACTTGAACATCGCATAGACGATCTCATACGCCGGCGCATTTTCCAACTGTTTTTCCAAGAACGGAACTTTGCGCTGGACACCGAGGCGCTGCAAGGCCATCTGCAGATGCTCTGCAAAATGGTTGAGCGGCACGATGTACTGAACGTTGAGCGAAGACATTGCAGAGTCCCTCAGAAAGGTGGTAATGGTGGGGGTGCCACCAAGTAAGACATGCGAAATACGAGATTCTGATCCAGAGAGATCGTGCGTAGCTGGTCACTCAAGTGCGATGAGGTAATCCAGTACAGCGGGCTCAGGGCCATGTCCTCGAAAGGAAGGGTTGCGTTACGGAACTCGCCGTCTCGCGAAATCAGATCCATCCACATCGCCTCCATCGCCGTACCGATCACGGTATAACAGTCATGGGTGATGTAGTGCATGATGAATGCCACGTAGATCTGCATCAGAAGCGTGTCATCTGCATCGGAGGCCGGCTCGTAGATCCGACGGTAGCGTCGAGCATCGTAGCGAGTACCTCCGTACAGGCCGTGGCGTTTCCACATCACGGCATTGATACGGGAGATTTCAGGAAGGCGTCTCTCCATCAATTTGTGGAGTAGGGGGAGACAGCCTTCGAAATGATCGCGTAGGCTGAACGTGTAACGAGCTTCAACCAGAGGAATGTGGGTCATGGGATTTCCAGGATAGCCTACTCTTGGATGATATATGTCTGAAAGTCCGTAAGAGGCGGCACAGGCGTACTACATAAGAAGAGGTAGATTGGTAGCTTTTTACTCTGCAAGCGCCTCAGAGAGCGAAATAGACGGCATAGAGCCACTCCCCTGTGAAGGGGAGTGGCTCAGTCCTCGTAGTTCACTTGCACGATCGTACGATGGTCGTTGATCTTCAACAGCGTGATGCTTTCTGGGCGCGTTTCGAGGGAATGGAACACGCGGGGACTCAAATGACTGGACAGGATCTGGGCATGTCGGCCCATCATGCAGGCAAACTGATCTGCCCGTTGAGCGAACCGGGTCTGGTGCTCGTAGCTCTCAGCGTGCCCGTCGATGGGGTCCAACATCTCAGCCACTTCGCCGACCATCTTGTCGTAGAACAAGTCGGGTCGCTTTTCCAGACCGGACAGATAGCAGTCCTCCCAGAAATGCAACCCGTACTCGATGGCTAGGTTCGGGTCCAATCGAAGATCGGCTAACATGCCGCGATCTTCGGTGGTGATCCAGTCACTTTCCCCAACCGGAATGGAAAGTCGTACGGACTCGCTCATCCCTTAGCCCACGTGACCTTCACCACAGTGCGGTCATTGCAGTTGGTCACACTGGCATCCATGATGAATCCATCGTCGTCAGGCTGCGGTTCGGGCATGGGGAAGTACGTCTCCGTCATGCGCACCGTACGTTCGATCATGGGAACCAGTTGGGGCATGAACTCGTTGACCATATCCGAGGCGGAAATGTCATCGGTTCCTTGGTCCTCCTCATCAAACAAACGGTTGATGATGTTGTTACAGACACCACTGACAGCAAAGTCAATCATGTCCTCACCTTCTGGCTTGATCCCGCGACCTTCCTCCAACGCCATGAAGGCGTGGGTCATTAGGGTGTCGGGGGTTTCGCCCAACTTACCTAGGCGGTCTACGTCCTCTTGAGGAAAGACCTGCGAGTAAGACACCGGGACCGAGAACGATGCAGACTGTTCCTCGTTGACGGTGTGGGGGCGCCAGTTGATGTGGCCGTCCTCTTCGCGAGCGAAGAAAGGAGGGGCTTCAGCAAGATCGTGCAAGATTTCTTGGTTCATCCCAAGCTCAGTCCTTCATTGGGGCGATTGATCGCCACGTGTTTCGTGGGGTCGTAGAACTCACGCTCGAACCGGTTATGCCACACGCCGGTACGGCAAAGGGAGCACAGCTGCTCCTCCTTCAGAGAGGGCAGGCACGGATAGACCAGATCGGTCACTTCCATGCACGAGCACTGATTGCAGACAAACTGGTTCATGATTGAGTCCTACGCATTGAATGGGGGTGAGTGGTCATAAAATACCTAAGCCCCGTCAAGGACTCAGGTATTTTAGACGTTCAGTTACAGCCCCGTGGCAAAGCGGGGATCGCGCCAGTTCGGTTCGAACAGGGCCTTGCGGATCACGTAGGTGAGCAGGCCGATGTTCCACTGGACCGTCGGTCGACGGTTTTCCTTACGCTGGCGCATTTCGCGCCGGAAGGCGTTGGTCTCGTTGACGCGCGGCATCATGCGCTCCAGCAGCTCCATACGGGCTTCGGCGCTTTCCTGGATGCCAGGATCGTTGGCGACGGCTTCGTCGATCAAGACGGCCTGTTCGCGCACCATCGTTTCCAGGGCCGGGAATTCCTTGAAGGAGGCCAGGGTCTGGTCGATGTCGTTGTGGCCTTGCAGAGTGGCCACTGCGGTCAGCGCAGCAACCATGCCGGGGCTGGCAGTTTCGGGGGTGATCGGTTCCATGGGTAACTCGATTGGCGGTGGAAAAACCCCCGCCCCGAAGGGCGGGGATCGGGACTTACAGGACCAGGTCGCCGTCGGTCTGGGCATTGCCCAGCAGCGAGTCGTGGCGCACGCGGGCCTTGCGCTGGGTTTCCAGCTCGGCGATGCGCGAGGTCAGGCGCTTGGCGATGGCCGGGATGCCTTCGAAGGTCAGCACCAGGTGCAGCGGCAGCAGGCTGTGGACGGCCTTGGCTTCCGGATAACCGGTGCAGCTGTACTCGGGCACGATCTCACGGCCGGCGTCATCCGGGCTGGCCAGCAGGCTGGCGATGGCGATCGGATCGGCGATCTGGGAGACGTTGGTCGAATCGCAGATCATCAGGCGCGCCAGGCGAGCTTCGGCCGAGGTGGCCTTGGTGAATTGCACCCAGTTCTGGATGTCCTTGGAGTCCAGTTCATCGTTCTGGCGCGAGCACAGGATCGAGATCATGCTGATCACGTACTGGCTGTCCTTGTCGATGGACGAACGCTTGTTGTCGCCGTTGTCGTTCTGGCGGTAGTACATCGCCACCGGCAGGCCGCGCTTCTCGGCGGTGTGCTCCAGGCCCTGCAGGGTCTTGAGGGTGTTCTCGGCAGCCTTGGCCGAATCATCGGCACCGACCACGATGGCGATAACCGGCAGGCCACGGGCCAGCAGCTCGGACAGGATCAGCGGACCGAACACCGAACCGGAACCGCCGGCGCCGGAGAAGACCACGATGTTGAAGTCCAGCGGCTTGAACTGCTGCAGGATGTTGGGGATGTTCTTCAGGATCTCGGGATGGTTCTCCGAACGGATCGCGCCCGAACCATCGGCGCCTTCCAGCACGAAGACCTGGTCGGCGCTCAGGCCGGCCTTGCTGAAGTTGGAACGGGAGGTATCGATGTAGGCCGGCTCCACGGAGGAATAGCCCGGTTCGATCTCGCCCTTGAAACCATCGAAGTAAGAACCGATGTTGACACCGAAGCCACCGCAGGCGTACAGACGGACGCGGCCGCGGTCGGTGGAGATGTTCTGCTGTTGCATTGTTTTTCCTTGGAGTCGGTGCTAGTGGACAGCGAGGGGATCAAGGGACGGGTCCATGCAGGTGGCAACCAGCAGGGCAACGCCTTCGATCAGTTTGGCCCGGGCACCTTCGATGCCCAGTTCGACGTAGATCTCCTGCCAGTAGTCCAGACGGGCAACTTCGGCAGGGGTAAGGCTACGCACGGAATAGAAGCTGGGGTAACTGGTGGCGATGCGCTCCACGTCGGTACGGAAGACCGAGCGCAGTTTGCAATCACGACCAACCATGAGCAGGACCGACTTACTGAGGTCACGCTCGGTGCAGCGCTGGCGACTGAACAGCTCATCGCCGGTGTACACGCTCATGTGCAACGTGTCACGACCCACTTGGATGCTGACGGTCAGACCCGACTCAGCGTCGGCGGCCATCTTCATGAAGACATCGTCGTTGGACAGGATCGCGCGGGCCAGCTCTTCGTGGATCTCCAGGCTGACATCACGCGGCTTGTAATTGTGCTGCTGGCTGGTATACCACCCGTAGTTGACGGGCAAACCAGTTTGTTTGATAGCGCTCATCAACTTCCCCCTTGAATGGATAGTCCTCTACATCATCATGGTTCGCCTTACCATGGGTAATGTGTGGATGAAAACAAATAGCTGAAGATTCACCTCAAAGCTATGAGACAATTCCTTTGGTGTACGCCATGACCATGACCCCCGTTCAAAAGGCCATCGCTGATGTCAAGCGTTTGATCCCGCCGCAGATCTTGCAGGTCGCGTTCATGGATCAGAACTTCGGCCCCAACCTGTTCCAGTTCGCCCAGAGTCGCAATGCGCTCAGTCTGGATGCGATGATCCGCGAGAAGATCGTGGAAGCTCGCGTCATGGAAGATAGCAACATGACCGGCGGTACGCTGGTGGTAGTGCCCCTGTCCGGTTTGGAGCAGGAGTATTACAACCAGGCCACGATCGTGGTGCGCATTCCGATGGATCGCACGCAGAACCGGCGCATTGTACGCGCCCTGTCGGTGATGATCGGTCTGGAGACGCTGCCTTCGTCCTACAACTACGGCATGTCCAACTACTCGGATATGTTGTCTGCGGGTGGACAGGTGGTGGCTTCGCACACCTCCATGCCGGTGCAGTCCACTGCTCGCGTGCAGCTGATCGCTGAGAACACGGTGATGATTGCCGACCAGTCGATCCTGCCCTCTACCATGCAATTGATGTGCATGGTAGAAAATGACATCGACTTCTCGCACATGCGCTCGATGACCGTTTCCAAGTTCACCAAGCTGGTGGAGTACGCCGTCAAGGCGCACATCTACAACGAGCTGGTGATCCCCATCGCTGAAGGTGAAATGCGCGGTGGTATGGATCTGGGTCGGTTCAAGGAAATCGTCGACGGTTACGCCGACGCCAACGAGAACTACGAGACCTACCGTGAAGAAGTCTGGATCAAGGTTCAGATGCTGGACGACTTCCATTCGCGCAACCGTCATCTGCGTCAGGTGATGGGTGGCGGCAAGTAACGAAAAGAAAAAGCATAGGGCCCCTCCCAGCCATTGCGGCTGGGAGGGGTTTATGTCAGCTACGGTAACCGTAGTGATCGTTGAAGGACACTGACCGTACCAGTCGGTTGCTGTGCCTGCTATTGGCACGCACGCTGCGCTCGCGCAGGGGTACGTTCAACTCACCCAGCAGTTCACTGAGCAGGGGAGTCGCCGGCCAGGTCAAGAAGTCCAGTTCAGCGAACAGGGTCTTCAGGGCATTCGGATCGGCGCAGTTGTGGAGAAAGCGCAAGCGATTAGCAAGCTTGGTCAAACGATCCATCTCCGCATCGGTGAAGGTGCGTGGGGGTTGCATTGCACCGTTGAGTTGCCATTGATCCAACGCCGACACGTAATTCTCGATTTCGTATTCAGCCACATCAGACCTTAGGGTCTGTCGATCGTTGAGCTTTTCGTCCCTGATTTTACCCAGCACGCGATTACTGTAGAGCTGTGCGGCCAATTCCTTGAGGAAATGAGCGGCCGTCTTGGGCATGCGGCCACCGCCCATGTGCGTGGGATGTGCCGGATGTTCGTTGTAGGTCACCTCCCACGACGTGGAGCCGTCCGGATTGCGGAAAGGCGTCCAGCGCTTAGCGATGATGTCATCGCCACGGAAAACGCGGCAGTGGATCTCGTCAGGGGTAACCATCCAATCCGATTCCGGGTTGAAGGACCCCATGTGAGAGAGCATTACGCGCATCGCCTTATTTTCAGCGATGTACACCGCGTGCATCGAAGCACGGCCGAAGATCATGCCATCACGGACGGGATTGCCTTTGATGAGGTGGTAGATCAGGCCATCGAAATCTTCAACCGTCTCAGCGATGGCTTCGCGCAGCGCGGCCATCTGTTCCGGAGATTCCGGAATGGGACCGTAGTCTCCGGTCAGCTGCATGATCGAGTTGGTCACATCGTCAGCGTTCATCGGAATGGCGGCCGGGGTGAATTCGTTAACGTGGTTCATGTCAATCTCTCTGAAGGAACGGCATAGAAGTGAAAATGGGCAGGGAGTGCCGTTGTTCTCCCTGCCCATCGGTGAATCAGTCTTCCTTGGTCGGCAGATAACGGTGGGTGCGATCGCCAACGCGGCAATCCACCCGTGCCACCTGAGCCGGGTTGCGGTTGATGGTACGCAGGATCTCCTGACCGCCCTGCGCCTTGCAATCAGCGACGGCTGCCGTGAGCTGCTCCTCGCTGAAGATGCGCACACAGCCCGTCAGACTGGCCATGAGTGCTGCCGCGATGAGGAACTTACGCATCAGCCTTCTCCTGCGGGAGCTTGTACTGTTCCACCACCTTCGAATCGGCCAACCCAGGCGGTACGTCCAGGATCGCATCAGTGGCCAGATGATTCACGCCACGAATGGCGTTCTTCTGCTGGAGGGAAGTCAGTCCGAAGTAACCCACCCGCATCTGGCCCAGCGTGATCTTCTTGGCCAGCGTGTTGCGGGAAGAAGCCAACGCCTGATGGCGCACTACAGTCCCATCCACGCTGAGGATCATGTAGTGCAGACCGGGCACGTCGCGCTGCATGCGCTTGTGGAAGGCTTCCAGCGTTGCCTTGTCCGGCAGGCGCTGCTCCCACGAGTAGCCCAGGCGCGGATGCCCGCCTTCAACCCAATGGGGGTCGAGGAGATGGTTGTCGTCCAGCCGCAGGAACTTCACCATCAGCCCTTCACGATGGAGAATCTGGGCTTCGACACCGGCCAACTCGATCCGGTACTGCGTCCCACGATCGGGGCGCCTCGGACAGGTGGCGTTGTTGATGTAAACATAGTCGCTCGGTGGCGGCATGAGGGTCTTGCGCATTTTGGAATTCCTCCTCAGGAATTTAGGCAACATAACGCCCCACGATCGGAAGATTGCGGGTGTAAGCGTTACGTAGGAGGGTGGTCCAGCCCGCCGGGTCAGGGATCTTGGTGTAGGCACCGACCCAGTTGGAGAGCGAATGGTCGACACCGGCCGGTGTCAGGAAGTCCAGTCGTTCGAACAACCACTGCGCGAAGACGGGATTTGCTTCGTGATGCAGGTGTTGCAGCTTGCCGATGTGTGCGCTCAGCTCGGTGATTTCATCGGCGGTGAACTGACGGTTCATGTTGCCGTCGAACAGGTCCCAGGACTGCAGCGACCACAGCAGGATGTTGCGATCTTGGTTATTGAGCTTGGTGTTGCTGTTCACCTGCTTGTACACTTCACGCAGGAACTGCTGTGCATCAACGGGGATGCTCCCCTGACGCAGGTACAGCGGATCGCGTGCATGTTCGTTGTAGGTGCACTCCCAGACCTGATGGGCGCTCTGGTTCTGGTACAGCTGCCAGACCTTCTTGCGCTCCACGCCGTTCTCCAGCACGGAGCGGATGATCTTGGAGGCGGAGACGTGCCAGACGCTTTCGGGCATCAGTGTCCGGTAGCTGAAGTCGCGCGCTTCCAGAATGTGCTTTTCTTTGTCATAGACGCAGAACTGCTGACCATCCAGCTGAGCGGTCACGTGGTAGTACAGTTTCCCTTCCAGGCCACGAGTCATTTCACGCAGCTGTTCCAGCCGGATGGCGAAGTCGTCCACATACTCCAGCGGTTGGCCGAAGTCGTGGAGCAACACCACGTAGAACGGGGTGCCATCGTTGCCGGTGTACATGTCAGCGGTCCGGGGGATCGCAGCGTTGCGCGGGGTGTAGTTCACGTGCATCGATTGTTCGGTGTTCATAGTCAGTTTACTCTCTTCAGTAGGGACGGCGTGGATAAAAGACGGGGAGTGCCGTTACGCTCCCCGCCAGTGAATTACTTCAGTCCTTCCAGATCAACGCGAGCGGATGAACTGTTTTGGGGTCTTCGCAGTTGTGGCGGATCTTGTCCATGGTACTGGGGCGCATCAGCGGGGAGCGGGTAACTGCCAGTTCCACGTCGCGGTCGCGCTGAGCCAACCACTTTTCGTAAGCATCATCGAACCGGGCACGTTCCACATCCGGATTCTGCTTTTCGTAGTGGGAGTAGATCAGGTCACGCATCTCGGCGCTGTTGATGTCGACCTTATCGACCGAGGATTCGTCGACGGTCTTGAGGATGACCCCGAACGGAGTCAGCGCGTGATTGATGAAGCTGCGCTGGCGTTCCTGACGACCCGTGGCCTGAATGACGTTCAACTCGCCCGGGGTCAGCGGCACCGCGAGACGCTGGGCGATATGTCCGGCGAACATCTGCTTCCGCGAGGAGCTGACGCCATCACTGAGCGCGCCCGCCCAAGCGGCCAGTTCGAAGTCCGATGCCAGTCGAATCGGCTGGGGGCGACGGGGTTTCGGTGCCGGGCCCTCCGGGTCTTCAGTGAGCATCTTGCGAATCACTTCGCGATGTTCAGCCTGACTGATTTCACCGACGTCGATGGTGAAGTCGTCTTGACCACTGTTCAACGCATCGCCGTCGAAGTCGCGCCCGTGTTCGAAGAACGGGATATTGTCCAACACCGAACCATCGAATTCAGCGTTGCGCGGATCGAGGCCCAGAACGCCATTCTCCAGACCCGGCAGAATGTCCGCAACGTGCATGTCGGACTTCGGACGGAGCAGACCCAGATAGTCCACGATCTTCGGCGCTCCGAAGTCACCGGCCATGGCGATCAGTCGCTTGTTGTGACGCGCCGACGACGGACCCTCGTACAGTTCGATGCGAACCGGACCGTACTTCGAGGTGGTTTTGAATGCATCCACGTTTTGCGCCAGCCGGCACAGCCTTTCGAACTCGCGCGTGGCACTTGCTTTGACGTAGCCGCGCAGACGGGTGCGGGCCACAACTTTACCGTTACGGGTACCGCGGACCACAATGTGGAAAGGACGACGCTTGATATAGGAACTGGACATGATTCAGGCCTTGTCGAAGGTGAGGAGTTGGGACTGGGTGAACGTGGCGACCTGGGCGATCTCCTCCACCGTCAGGAAACGACGGTAGCTGATCTCCGGCTCGTACAGGTCCACGTACAGGCCGCGACGATCGCGGACCAGCGGCTCGACCTTGTCGTTGGGGCCGACCATGAAGCCCAGCTCGCCATTGTTGCGCCAGCGCACGTCGTAGACCGGCTCACCGATCGGTTCCATCTCGCAGCGGTAGAAGTTGGCACGCACCTCATCGGCGGTGATGACCACACGCATCAGGTACGGGACGTTAGCCACCGGCAGGGCGGCATGGAAATGGGGATCGCTGGCCAGCAGTTCCCAAACCGGCTTGTGAGCCAGCTCGGAGCACTTGTACAGGCGACGGGAGACTTCCAGGTGGCGCTCATTGCGCAGCACCAGGTTGTCGCGTTCCGGAGCGAAGAGGCTGGAGAAGAAACGGCCAATGGAACGGGTCGGGCGGGAGATGGTCAGTTGCATGGTAGTCACCTTGTAGGTAGAGGAAAGGAGAAATGACTAAATGGGGGAAGGAGGCCCGGCTACCGAAGTAACCGGGCCGGTGTTGCTTTACGGCGCGCGGGTGAGTTCGATCTGATTGTTCTCGAGCAGTGCGGCCCAAGCTTCAGATTCAGTATCGAAGACCAGCTTGCCGTCGACCACATGGGTCGGCAGGCCGAAGAACGCACGGGTCAGGCCGGCATCACTCACCGACAGATCCTGCGAAGCCAGTTGGTCGTAGAAGTCCTGGTCCATACCGAGCACCACTGCCGGGTCGATGTACGGACCCTCCAGGCTGATCAGTTTGGCCAGCAGACTCTGCAACACTTCATCGACCATCAGGCCATCACCGCCCAGGACGTAGTTCACGCCACAGAAGGCCGGCGGTGCCGGATCTTCGCCTTCCTCGACCGGAGCCGGGAGGGTGAAGTAAAGACCGATTGCGTGCCCCGTCGAACTGGGGTCGTTACCGACCGCCATCATGCTCGTGGGACCAACGTAGGAGACGTAGCTCTTCATCAGATTTCCTGCTTTGGTAAAGGGCCCATTCCTAGGCCCAGTGGATCACTCTCCCTTGCGGGAGGCGCTGTGGGGGTGTGCCTTGATGATCTGGCTGACCCGTGCTGCGGTCAACTCGAACATCTCAGCCACCTCCTTCACCGTGAACCCGGCCTGGCGTGCGCGATAAATCGCCAGGTTGCGGGTCTTGGTGATTTCGTTGCTCACCTTGCGCAGCTTTTCCACGTCGCGGTAGGTGAGTACCATGTTCGGTTTCAGGAATTCACGCACCTTGCGCACACAGCGCAGGGCATCGCCCAGCAGTGCGTTGACCGGATGGTGACGGGTGATCTTGGTGGACTTGGCCATGGGTGTCTCGTTTTCTCTGATTGAGGGTAGGTGTGTTACGAGGGTGTTGCAGGAGAGGCCATCCTTGGCCAAAGGGAATTACTTGACGCGGATCTGCACCAACAGCGGCCGCACGTCGACGAGACCCTGGTCCAAGGTCGTCTGCTCTTTCTGGGCGTATTCGGTGTTGAAGATCTCGCGGTACAGCTCGGGCACCTGGATCTCCATGCCGTGACGACCGCCAGCCGAGATCCGCTCACGCTGACCCTCGGTCATGCGCATGTCGCGCAACAGGATGGCTTCACGCAACAGCGCGGTGAGCATGGCCGCCTGATGCGGGTCATCGGATTCGATGGTCACGCGCACCGGCTTGGCGTCCGGCCACGGATCGCCGCCTTCGATGTCCGCACGCATTTCTTCACTGCGCTCGTAGAAGGCGGTGACCAGCTCTTCGTTGCTGAAGATCCAGCCGCTGAAGCTGCCGGCAGCGTTGGCGATGTCGTCACCGTTGACACGGATCTCGGCCAGCGTCAGCTTGCGATCGACATACTTGAAGAAGAACGCCAGGCGATCGTTTTCCGGATTACCGGCCGGCACGTCGTGCTTAGCCGGCAGGACGAACAGCACGGCGTAGTAGATCGCACCGGTGGCC